TATGAGCAGGTTTTGGATTTTCTTTTTTCTTTCTGGGCATCGTAAAACCATTATTCGTTTAAACTAAAAAGTGTTTCTAAGTACGATGCATTATCTTTTTTTTTTCATTTTATCAAAAGCTGCAACTTTTTTGTCTTGTTTCTTATCCATTTTTTCAAGACTCTTAAGTTGACCTTCGCTTTTCTTAACGCCTTTCTCAATTTTCTTAATTTGTTTGTCCATGACCTTATCCTTTAATTTTGTTATTTCTTCTTTAAAATTCATAAGATCCAAATGCCAACTGTAGACAAGGGATCTCAATAAGCTTAAATCTTTTTCTAAACGGTCCATTTCAGATTTAACAGGACTGGAAGTAAAACATGCTTGAGTCATTGCTTTTCCTATTTTTTAGGTTTTTTGATTTTGGCACCTGCTTTTTTCGCAACACTTAATGCGATAGCAATTGCTTGTTTAGGTGGTTTACCAGCGCTTTCTTCACGCTTAATATTTTCACCGATTGCTTTTTTACTTTTACTTTTTACTAAAGGCATAAATCCTCATGGTGTTAATGGGAAATTTAAGTTTGGAGCTATATCAGCATCCGTTTTTTGTGTTTCATCTACTACATCGGAAGCTTCGCCTTGGGTATGCACTGCATTGATAGAGATAGTGCAACCGCTGAATAGACAAACCATTGCAAACATTAAGAAAGCAAAAAGCAAAAAGAAAGAAAAGAGCATTAAATCAAACTTGTTGTCATCACTCATTTGGGCTCTCTTTATCAGACGGTTTTTGATTTACATCTATTTCTGACTTGATTTTGCTATCTGAAGGGATGGAAGGAAGATTAGAGAAGAATAGCTTTTTTACTACAAAATAAGCCCATCCTAATACAATCATACCAATAAGAGAGATACCTAAATATTGAGTCATATAAATCCTTGTTTTAAATTATGCTACATTCTTTAGATCACATACTCCTATTTCCAAAGGATATGAAATGGGCGTTTCAACTGCTTTAAATTCAGGTAATAAAGGAGGCTGATTCAGAATTACAGGGACTTCCTGAACAATATCTGTAATGACTTCATCTGTGGCATCATGAACAATAGATTCTATTTGTGCTTGATCTTTCTTAAGTGTAGCACAACTTGAAAGCATGAATGTTGTAAAAATGAGAATGGCTAATATATAAAAGGCCCATAACATATATTTTAACATAATGTCCTTCCTTCCATTGGTATTTTATTGTCTTTCTGGCGTAATTTTTTAAGTTTAAGAAGCTTGTCAATATGTAATTCAGCAAAAGCTTCAAAAACTTTACTAGCTTTTTCGAAGTAAGACTCTCTTTCGTTATCAGACATTTCTTCCACTCTTAATTCCGAACAAGGACCTAACTCAAACACTTTAAAAATTAGATTTTGTATATCATCAGGTTCGAAAATAGATAAAGTATTGGAATAATCTTTATTAAGCAAATCTTTTTTTGGCATAATGTTAATTTCCGTTCTTGGGTTTTTAGAGTAACATTTAAAATAGCGTCCACTTGTAATCATGGAGTCATCTTCAAATAATATTTCATTAGCGCAATCTTCATAGAATTTAATCATATTTGAAGTATCGGGTTTTTTATTATGAGGGGAAATGTTCCAAAGTTTTAGATTTTTTTCTTTTATTGAATCTGATTTTGGAACTTCCATATAAAAATAAAAAGAAACATCAAAGTCTTTGGCATAACCTAGCTTTGAAGTTTCAATAGCGAGTTGTTTATTTTGGCTACTAAATGCATCTTTGACAGCTTTAGTTAATTTCATCTTACAAATTTTCTTAAGAGCATCTTGAGGATCGTAAGTTCTAACAAAGTTTTTTGTTGTAACATGACGAGCCCTCATTTTTGCTATTGGGTTACCGGGAATAATTATGCGCATTCATCTTCCTCTTCATTTGTAACAAAAGAATTAAGTAAGCATTCTTTATTATAAATGCGTAACATCTTTGCTAAGCTTTCCGCAATTTTATCAGTCGGTGCAAGATAAAGCTTATCACCATGTCTTGCATTCCAAGCATCACGCTTGGTTTCTGTTGTCATGGGGATAACATCACCGAAAGCCCAAAATATAAAAGCGATTTCTGTATCAAACTTATCTTTGCTCCAACTGTCAAAGAACTTTTTTCTAATGGCCATTTAAGACCTCCATTTTCTTAAGCGGTACCTAATCATGTCTTTTTATTTTTATGCGCTTACAACCATTGTTCTGTTTGAATTTTTAGCTTTTGGATGATATGATTCAAACTCTTTTACATCAAATCCTAATTTTCTTATGCAACATGTAATCACTTCATTAAAACTTATGTCTGTTACAAAAATTTTATCATGACCAAAGAAAAAATAAGCGTTATGCTCTAAGTTCTCTATACGGAAATTAATACCTTTTGATGTGAAAATAGGAGAGTAAACAGCATGATAATCACTTACCTGTTTAGCTCTATCCAAGTAAACTTGTTTCTGTGGATCGTTTTCAGTATTAGAACTTTTATAATTTTTGTTACTAATATCAATGCATGTATCTATTCTTTGTTCTTCACGTACTTCATCAAGAAAAGCATTTATTCCTGCTTTGTATGCCCATCGTGTAAGAGCATCCATATCAGAGTCAGCCTCTTTTACTTTAGTCGGATTCATATTCTTCCATTCAGAAAGCTTCGAATATGCAAAATTTGCCACCATGATTCCGTATTTTTTTTCTAATTCAATAAGCTTTTGTTTTTTAAATTTTTTTTCAAGCCATTGTTCGTCTTCTTCTGTAATTTTTATGTTGAAGATTTCCAAATCAGACAAGTCTTTCATTTTTTTTGGAGGCAGATCATTTATGTTTAAAGAAATTGAAATTGGAATGGCGGGGGGATGAGAAAAAGGTTTAACTTCTTTCTCTTCTTCTCTTCTCTCTTTTTTTATAGTCTTATTAGATATAATATGAGAAGACGTAGGAGAAATGATCTCATTTTTAACAACCGGATGTGAAATTTCTGACTTTTTTGGTTGTAAAAATTTGGAGTTTTTTAGAAAATTTTCTTTACTAAAAACATGAATGATTTTTCCTGAACTTCCAAAATTATTTTCAAGGTTACCCAACCCAACATAATCTATACATGCAGACCTATTTAGTAAATTATCTCTAGAATTTTTGTTAACAAATGTTATATTAAAGAGACTGATAATTTGATTCATAAACAAAAGAACATGTCTTTTGCCATCATTTCCGACTCTTATAGTTTTTAAAACAGCTGATTTTTTCAAAATCTTTAAATATTTTCTTTGCTTATATCCACTTAACCCTATTTTCTTTTTTATTTGGCTTACCGTTATATAGAATAGACCCTCACCTTTACCTGGTATAGATATGAGCTTCCCCTTATTAGACCAATAGATATAAGTCTCTATGAGTTTTTTAAGAAGTAGATAGCCTTCAGGCTTAAAAAGATCAGTGATTACTTCTTGGAAATCATCTCTATGTTTTGTCAGTATTGTGGTTATATCAGTTATCCAACCCTCAGGAGTATCTATAAAAATGGAAGCAGCGCTATTTTGTAATGAGGCGGTCATAAAAGTTGTTCTCGTTAAAAAGTTATAAAAAATAGTTTAATAAATAAAACCGACATTTTTTGTTACTTCCGAGAAAACTTGTTGCATGAAAATAGGGAGTGTCTTTATGATGTAAAGCACAAAGAAAAAGCCTATTTACATAAATGGGTTTTCGATAGTTCCCGGAAGTACTAAGAAGTACCGGTGAATTATATTTGGATTCTTAAGAGGTTGTAGTCTTAAGAATCTGATGTCCCCCTTTTCCTGCTTATGCAGGAGTTTCCTGTGAAAACAGGATTTTTGATTTAACTTTCAAGTGCTAGTAGTTGTGGGGCGTTTAGCAATCGTGCTAAACGTCCTTTTTTATTTAAGCACTATCTTGTTCTTTTTTCTTTTCTTCTTCAATTTGTTTTTCTAATTCAATTTTTTTCTTTTCTTTTTTGAAATTATCCAAATAATGCTTAGTCATATCTAAGTAGGTTACTTTGCCTTCTGTCAATTCTTCAATCTTTATTCCTAATTCAATACTTGGCTTTCTCATTCCATTTAAAATAAGATTTAAATATGTAGATGAAATTCCTAAAGCATCGGATAAATTTTTTGGTTTAAACTTGCGATTTTCTTTTCTTTTTTCGTGTAAATAATCGAATAAATCCATATTTAACCTGTTAACTAAAAATTGTAGTATGCGTTACAATATACTGAATATTCTTTTTTGATGCAAGAAAAAATATGATTGATCCGAAAAGGCATAAACCCACGCGTTTTAGAAACAGCCGTGTTTTGATTTGACACAAATGTGTAGTTTTTGTATTCTGATAACATCTCAATAAATCTGGTTGCTACAGATGCAACTAGGTGATAGAGTACTTTTTTTACAACAACAACTACTAGGAGCTTAACATGTTAGATTATGATTCATGGAAAACAGGGTGGTATGATGCTGCATATGAACGAGATCCGGATGCAGAGTATACTTCACCAAATAAAGTTAACAACGATATTAAATATTTTAAAGAAGCTTTACAAGTAATTGTGAACCAAGTTTATGGGGATTGTAAATTAGACATCGCAAGATTAGATGACGATATTCACTGGTTAGCATCTGAATTTGGAGTGAAGGTCCCAGACGGACAACCAAATGTAGAACGGAAGAGACAGTTATCGTTTTATGTATCGATGGCTAAAGATCTTATAACTATGCAAGGAAAATTATAAAAATAAAGGTATATATTATGACTACAACATTAGCACTTAGAGAAGAAAATAATTTGGACCTAATCTTAAAAGATGTGGAATCGATGCAAAGGATGTGCACTTCATTAATGAAGACAAAGCATTATCAGACAATGGGAGAAGCTGGGATATTCGCAATTGTCCAAAAAGCAAAATCCTTAAACATAAATCCGCTTGAAGCTTTGAATGGAGGATTATACTACGTTCAAGGAAAAGTAGGAATGAGTTCAGAAATGATGTCTTCTTTAATAAGGCAATCAGGACACAGCATTGTTAAAGATCCTAAATCAGATAACACAGTGTGCATTTTGCATGGAAAAAGAGCTGATAATGGAGATACTTGGACAATTGTATTTTCTATGGAAGATGCAAAACGAGCTGGATTAGCTAAAAATATGTACGATAAATATCCATCTATCATGTTGTACAATAGAGCTATGTCAATGTTAGCAAGACAGCTATTTCCTGATGTTATTAAGGGAGCTGCTTATACACATGAAGAGTTGAAAGAGATTTCAGATAACAAACCGATGCAAATCGTTCAGAATGAAACACCAATTGAATACATAACAGAAAAACAAGCAGATGAATTACTCGAAATATTAGATTCCTGTGACTCTGAGTATCAAAAGCAGGTTTTATCTTTTATTAAAAAAGCTCCAGTGAATGCTGAGAATTTGTATCAATTGCCTGTGGCTTTATATGACAGATTGAGAAGCGCTGCTGTTAAGAAAAGAGATGAAGCTAAAGCTGCTAAAGCTACAGAAGAAATCTCAATAGAATCATCTGTTATGGAGGCATAATATGAGTGCATTCCAACAACAAACGCCTGAATGGCTAGAAATGAGAAAAAATTATATCGGGGCGTCGGATGCCCCGGTAATTTTAGGTGTTTCGCCTTGGAGCACTCCTTATAAACTCTGGTGCGAAAAACTTTCCTTATTGCCTCCTAAAGAGAAGACATCTGCGATGCAACGTGGTTTAGATTTAGAAGATGAAGCTAGAAAAGAATTCGAGAAACAGTCCGGACTAATAGTATTTCCTGAAGTTGTTTTTAGCGACAAATATGAATTCATGATGGCATCACTCGATGGAATAGATATTGAACATAAATATATCGTTGAGATAAAAGTACCCGGAAAAGAAGACCATGAGAAAGCTTTAGACGGAGTAATACCAGAAAAATATGTTCCCCAGTTATATCACCAGATGATTGTAACAGGACTAGACAGTGCGTTTTATTTTAGTTATAATGAAAAGAATTCAAAAATTATACTACTAGAAAAAGATAAAACATACGAGTCCTCTTTAATCAAAAAAGAACAAGAATTTTGGGATTGTGTCCAGAATTTAGAAGCCCCTAGTTTGATTGATAAGGACTATACAAACAGGGATGACGATCTATGGGTACATGCAGCAACCAAGTGGAAAGAAACGAAAACAAGAATGGAAGCATTGAAGGACGAAGAAGAACATCTTCGGCAGACGCTCATTTGCTTAAGTGGAAAATCGAATGCAAAGGGGGCGGGTATCAAATTATCAAAGGTGATACGCAAAGGATCTATCAATTATCAGGAAATTCCGGAACTTTCTGGGATGAATTTAGAGAAATACAGAAAACAGCCAATTGAGACTTGGCGAATTGGAGAATGTTAATAATTAAATTAATATGCCTAACTACACCTATTACTGCGAGAGCTGCAAAAAAAATATAGATATTACACAAAAAATTTCAGCAAAGCCTGTTAAAACTTGTCCAAGATGTTATAGTTCTGATTTTTACAAAAGTCCGGCAAAAAACGTTGGAATGAATTTTATAGGTTCTGGTTTTTATGTTAACGATTACGGAAAGGGAAAATAAATGTTGTACGAATTTGTTTATTTATTGGTTTTGATACCTGTAATTTCTTGGCTTACGACATTTTGCTTCTTTAATATTTTAAAAGAATTAGGAAAAATTTACGAAAAAAGGATTTGGATTAAATGCTATCTGTACATTCTAAGCTTTACATTGGGATTAGCCGTGTTACTTCGACTATTCTCATCTTGGTTTTATTGTTAACTTTTACAACTAATGGTCAAGCTTATGAACATGCCTATAAAGAAGATGGGTCTTCGCTAGCCTTAAAGATTGCAATTGAAGAAGCATTACGACCTATTAAGAAATTGGATGCAAAATCATCGTTGGATCAAATAGCCAAAGAAGCAGCTAAGTTTAAAAAGAAATTGGACAAAATCTATCCTATAAATATTTCTTTTGATGATGCTTTTGCATTAACTACAAAAAAATGTTCAGAAAACAATATCACTTTCAATAAAAAGACTTTGAAATCCATTCAGAAGAAAATTAAAGGATATTATGACAGTAAATCTCTAGTTTCAAAAAAGAGTGGAGGAGAAGATATCCCAGAAAGAGTCGTTATAGGCTATGTTGAAGTCTTCTGTGGAGTCTTAATTGCTATGATTCCTTTTCCCGTTTGCGAAGCTCTAGGGACCGGCTTGATAATAAATGGTTTAAATGAAATAATAAATGGACAAGTAGAAAACAGAAAAAACATGCATTTATTAAGTCCTAGGAAAGAATATGGAATGGATTCCAGAAGAAATGGTAAAAGCGTTTGATGATGGAAGCGCCTTTAAACGAGCCTATTTAGCTCTATTAGACCTTCAAATAGACGATAGGCTCGAATGTTTTAGCCTTTTTTGTATGGGATGTGGTAAACAAGTGAATTCTAAGCAGAAAAACTGCAAATGCGATAGATATGAGTTTTAAGATTTCTAATTCTAATATATCTAGTTGTGATATTTGCAAAAAAGATCAAGAGGATATTCCTTTTGTCATATCGAATGATAGAAGTTTTATAGATCATAAGACTTATATTTGCTCAAAGAAATGCTTTTTAAAGTTCAATCAAGTAAAAGCTGTAATTCATGAAATTTTTGACAAAAAAGAAGTTAAGGAGAAATTAAAATGAAATATTTACTTATTGCACTTCTATCAATTTCGTCTTTTATAGGTGCATTTTATGATGATCATACTCTTGAAAATTACTGGATCAAATATTCAGATAATGCCGATGCATTGGCGATCCAATTCAAAATGCCAATAAACTTTGATTACATGCCAACAAACATTCATTTTGGTGGAGAATATATTCTTTTAATCAACAAAGAAAGAAATAAAGTTGAATCATATTGGGTTACAGGATATCAAAATAGTCAACATATAAACATCGATTATATTATGATAAACTATTCTCCAATGATTTATGCTGACGCTATACAAGCTTTTCCTAATCAAAACATCCAACCTGAAGAATATGGATTTTCTCAAAAATGGAACTGTTGTTACATGGATCTTTGATCTCGTTGTTTACGATTTTTGTATTCTGGATGGGAAAAAACTAATTGCGCAAATGCATCATTATCTGTGGGAATCATTGCGACGCCACTAGCTTTTAATTTCGGTTCCCATTCATTTTTGATTCTTTTGAATGATTGGTCATATATATGCATCAAAACCCAATTTAAACGTCTTTTCATATCTTCTTCAAATATATCTTCATGTACATAATCTTTAATCACTTTTTTTTGTGTTTCAGAAAGAGTATATAAATGGTTGTCATCAACTGAAATTTTCATAATTCTCCTAACAAATTAAATATCCTGAAAAAAATGTATTACCATTTGTGCCGCTAACATCAACTGTTTTAGTGGAGTTAGCAACTAAAACATTCATAGAGCAAGTATCGCCAGCAGCCATAATAGTTTGCGCAGATAAATTTACTATTAAATTATTACCAGAATCGCGTATAGCAGCATAATTACAATCAATACAGTTTAAAGTTACTCCAGTAGTTGTAAAAAAAGATCCTCCCAAAGTATGGCCAGCACCAAGTTGAAAAAGTGTCATTGCTCCTGTGAAAAAATATTTTCCAGCAACAGGAGCTGTAAATACTCCTGTACTATTATTGTAATCAGAATTTTGATCATATGATTCAGTATTGCATATTATCAAATAATTTGTAGCATCTCCAGTTACATCTGTATCCGTAGCAGAATTAAATGCATAAAATGCTGACTGCAAAGGGTAATTAATTTCTCCCGTTGTAGCAACGCTCATTATATTATTGGTCCCAAGTGCAGTTCCTTGAGCTATCACAAAAGCATCTGACGCACTATTATCAACTCCTAAAGACCAGGTCGTTGCTGTAGTAGAAGCTTGATAGAGCGCATCACCAGCACTTGCACCACCTGTTGTTGCTGATATTAAAGCTGTTGATGCAGTATTTGTGTTATCTGTATTGCTAACAGTTAATGTTCTTGTTGCACCAGCAGTAGAAGAAGTAAATGTAAAATCGCCTGTAGCACTAGAAGCAAATGCTGGGTCTGCACTTGAAGCACCTACAAGTAATTGACCTGTAGATCCTACAGATAAGTTAGTAATTGTACTTGAAGTAGATCCGCCAACTAAAACGGCATGGTTAGTCGCAGCAGTACCAGTGAAGGCAGTTCCCGTGAATCCTGTGATTCCCGTAGTCGTTTCGTTACACTATTTACCTGGAGTTGTTGCCATGATTTTCCCTCATTCCCTATTATGTTGTTAGAGTCCAGGTACCTATTACGCTATCTGCTCTCCATACGGTTGAAGCTCCAGCAGTAATACAAATCAAATTAATACAATCCCCAACATTATTAGAAACTGCTGTACCTGTGACACCAACGGCACCAGAAGAAGACCCAATCAAAATTTGTTGGTTAGCATTTGGAGTGATTGTGGCTAATCCTAGTTTCCCAACTATTTTTATTTGGTCACCCAATGTTCCGGAAGCTGGAAGAGTGTAAGTGACTCCCGCGCCTCTGTCAGTGACATATCCATGAGCTGCCAAAAGAGCTTGTGTTGCTCCTGTAGTAT